TGCAAGATTCCTGACTCGCGGTTCCCAGACTTTCGGTGTGATGGGCATCACGTGGTGCGCGATGAACCGTAGCGTTCATTATCGACATCAAATGAGCATGGATCAGCGAGAGTGCGAGACCTGCCAGGCGAGCATGACGGGACGTCGTCGACAAGCTCGCTTCTGCTCCGACACTTGCCGGGCCACGGCGCACAGGACGCCGGCGGCGCCAAGAGATGTCGAGTGCCTGGTGTGCGGGATTGTGACCGAGCGGGTCAAGGGCCGCCGCAAGTGGTGCTCGGCTGAGTGCGCTCGTAAAGCGCGGCTTGCGGCATTGGACGAGGTGAGCGAACTTCCGCGCAAGATTCCGATCGACTGCATCGTCTGCCAGTCGTCATTCTTGGCCAAACGTCGCGATCGGATGTACTGCTCCAAGCCTTGCGCCGTTCGCGCCTACAACGCGCGTCGCGCCGCTGACGGCAGGCAGGCCGAGATCCACGCCAAACAGATTGCGGAGCGGCGACGCCGCATCCCGCCGTGCCGGAAGTGCGGGAAGGATCTGCGCTACGCACTCACTCCCGCTCCGCTCTGCCGGGGGTGCGCCGCGGCAGGTGACGGCATCTCTGCGGTCCGCAAGCGGGCGGAAAAGCGCGCCGCAGCGGCGGCCAGGGGCCGGATCACGTCGCGGACCTGGGCGTCCGGCCGGTGCGTCGAGTGTGGCGACTGGTTCGTCGGCCGCCAGGGTGCTGTGGCGTGCAATCCGCGGTGCCGCGGCCGGTACTGGCGAGCGGCTCGCCGCGCTGCGGAGGGTGGGCGCAAGTTCCGCAAGGCGATGCGGTGGCGGGTCTACGAGCGCTGCGAGTGGTTGTGCTCGATCTGCGACGGCGCTGTCGATCGGAACGAGCCGAATGGCACGCTCTGGGGCGCCAGCCTCGATCACATCATCCCCGTGTCCCGCGGCGGCACTCACGACGAAGACAACCTCGCCCTCGCGCACCTGTGGTGCAACTCCGTCAAGCGCGACCTGCCCCTCGACGAAGCGCGGGCGCTGCTGGCCGTCGTCACGCCGACTTTCAGCGTCTGCGTGACGTAGTGCAACATTTGACGTACCATCCCGTGCCAGGAGACGTCTGCCCGCTGGCCTGCGGGGGTGGCGTCTCCGACTCCGTGAAGGGCCACCCCGCTTGCCCCGCGCCCCGAAAGCACCCGGACACTACGTGCCCGTGCCGTGGAAGGGCTCGCGCCGCCGGCAGGAGTTGCCCGACAACTGGCCCGAGCTCTGCAAGATGGTCGCCGAGCGGTCAGGGGGCGTGTGCGAGCTGGTCGAGTCCGCGACCCGCTGCGTGATGACCGCAGCCGAGGTGGACCACCGCGGCCCCGCCCACGACCACTCCCTGCTCAACCTGCAGCACCTGTGCCGCCGCCACCACGCCCGCAAGACGGGCGCCGAGGGAGCCAGGGCGGTGAGGCTGCGTGGTGAGCGCTGATACTCCCGTCGCCCGGAAGGGGTAGGCGGGTAGCCGCCCGGAAGGGGCGACGCAATCCCGCACCGTCCCGGAAGGGGATCCCGTGCCCGCAGCGAAGAAGCACCCGACCGCTCGGGCGCGCCGCAACACCGCACCCACCGCCGCCAACCTGCCGTCGGAGTCGACGCGCAGCGGCGCCGCCCCGTCGCTCCCCGAGCGCGCGGATGGCGACTGGCACCCGTTCGTGCTCGCCTGGTGGCGCGACCTGTGGCGGGCGGGGATGTCCGACGAGTACCACGAGTCCGACCACCACCAGTTGTTCGTGCTGGCCGAGCTCTACCAGGCGTTCTGGGTCACCCCGGCCGTCAAGGTGCGTGACCGGATCCTGCTCGGCAGCGAGATCCGGCTGCAGCGCACGGCGTTCGGCATGACCCCCTACGACCGCCGCCGCCTCGAATGGACGGTGGAGGCCGCCGAAGGCGCCAAGGACCGCGGCGTCAACCGGCGCGCGGCCAAGCAGCCGCCGGCGCAGCCGCCCAAGCCCGCCGATGACCCGCGCCAGGCCCTGAGGGTGGTGTGACGCTACTCAGCGTCCCGCCGCTCGACCGCAAGCCCTGGCCAACCCTCGGACCGCAGGTCTGCAGCTTCATCGAAGACCGAGCGGTCTTCGGACCCGGCAGCCTCAAGGGCTCGACCCGGAGAAGAAAGCGATCATCTACCGGGCTTATGAGGTGTACCCGAAGGGGCACCGACGAGCCGGTCGACGGCGGTTTCAGCGGGTGGCCGCGTCCCTGTGCAAGGGGTCGTCCAAGACGGAGCTGCTCGCGTGGATCGCCTTCGCCGAGCTGCATCCCGAGGGCCCGGTGCGCTGGGACGGGTGGGACGCCTACGGTCAGCCGGTCGGACGCCCGGTCAACGACCCGTACATCCCACTGGTCGGGGTGAGCGAGGAGCAGACCGAGGAGCTCGCCTACGGCGCACTGGTCGTCGTGTGCTCCGAGGGCCCGGACGCCGACCTGTTCGACGTCGGCCAGGACCGCATCCTGCGCCTGGACGAGTACGGCCGGGCCGACGGGAAGGCGACCGCTCTCGCGGCGGCGCCCAACTCCCGGGACGGCGCGCGCACCACGTTCGAGGGCTTCGACGAGACCCACCGGCTGTACCTGCCGCGGGTCCGGGAAGCCCACCAGACGATGCTGGCGAACCTGACCAAGCGTCCGCTGGACGACCCGTGGCACATGGAGGTCACGACCGCCGGTCACCTCGGGCAGAACAGCATCGCCGAAGACACCCACGCCGAGGCGCTGGCCATCGAGCGCGGGGAGTACGAGACCCCGGACCTGCTCTACCACCACCGCGAAGCCGGCCCCGCTCACCGGATCGTCGACGAGCGAGGACACCTGGCGCCGCTGGACATCCGTGTCAAGGCGGTGGCCGAGGCGCGCGGCGGGGTGGGGGAGTACGCCCCCGGCCAGTTCGAGGACATCGCTCGGCAGTGGGACCGGCCCAAGGCGGACTGGAACTACCTGGAGCGCGTCTGGCTCAACCGCTGGGTCGCCGGCGACGCCCAGGCGTTCAACATGGCTCGCTGGGCTGACCTCGGCCGCCCCGGCGAGATCGAGAACGGCGAGCTGGTCACCCTCGGCTTCGACGGCGCCCGGTTCCGGGACGCCACCGCGCTGGTGGCCACCGACGTCGTGCTCGGCACGCAGCAACTCATTGCGCTGTGGGAACGCCCGCTCGACTTGCCGGACACGGCGGAGTGGGAGGTCCCGGTCGTTGAGCTGTGGGCGGCGATTGCCGAGGCGATGCGCCGCTGGCAGGTGTGGAAGCTCTACGGCGACCCGCCGCACTACGTCGAGACCATGGCCGACCTCGCGAGCCGCTACCCCGAAATCGTCGAGGAGTGGTGGACGAACCGCGTCAAGGCGATGGCCTACGCAGTGCGCGACTACGCCGAGGCGATCGGCACTGGTGAGCTCGGTTGGGCGGCCGGTGCCCCGCTGACCGGAGACCTGACCCGCCATGTCGGCAACGCCGGGAAGAAGCTCGTCAACCTCTGGCACGACGACGGCTCCCAGCTCTGCGTCCTGCAGAAGATCCACCCCGACCGGAAGTTCGACGCCGGGATGGCCGCCGTCCTGTCCTGGCAGGCGCGCCTGGAGGCCCTGCGCAAGGGCGCGAAGAAGAAGAACCGCAGCGCTCCGATGCGCCTGCGCTGACTCAACGATCGGAGGTGCGGGCAGTGGCCAACACGACTCAGGTCGACGCCAGCATCCCCGACTCCGCCGGCTGGTGGCTGGAGCACCTCGGCAAGAAATTGGCGTGGGAGATCCCGCGGTTCGACCACCTCGACGCCTACTTCCGTGGCACGCCACCGCTGCCTGAGGGCGCGGACAACGCGCGTTCGGCGTATCAGAAGTTTCAGCGCAAGGCGCGGACCAACTTCGCCGAGATGGTCTGCGAGGCGCCCCGGCAGCGGATGCGCCCGGTGGGTTTTCGCACCGGTGCGGCCGGCGACGACAACGGCGACCGGAAGGCGCGCGAAATCTGGAACGCCAACGACCTCGACGTGGGGTCGGCGGACGTCCACCGCACGATGCTGTCGCTGTCCCGCGCCTACGCGATCGTTGGGCTGGACGACGAGACCGGCGACGCGCTGATCACCGACGAGGATCCGCGTCAGGTCATCACCCAGCACTACCCCGCGCTCCCCCGCCGGGTGCTCGCCGGCCTCAAGATCCTGCGCGATCAGCCGAGCAACACCGACTACGCCTACCTGTACCTGCGCGGCAAGACCGTCAGCGACCGGTGTCAGGTGTGGAAGGCCGCGCGGCCGGTGCGTCGCACGCAACGCCTGGTGGGCAGCATGTTCCGGGCCTCGGACTGGGAGTGGGACGACTACTCCGAGCTCACGATCCGCGAGTGCCCCGTGGTGCGCTTCGAGAACGCCCGCAGCCAGGGCGAGTACGAGCAGCACTTGGATCTGCTCGACCGGATCAACCACATGGTGCTGCAGCGCCTCGTGATCGCGACGATGCAGGCCTTCCGGCAGCGCGCGGTACAGGGCGACCTGCCCGAGGTTGACGCCGCCGGCAACAAGATCGACTACAACCAGCTGTTCGTCGCCGACCAGGGCGCCATGTGGACGCTGCCTGAAGGCGTGAGCATCTGGGAGTCGACCCAGGTCGACCTCGCCGGGATCCTCGAATCCGTCCGCGACGACATCATCAACCTGGGCGCCGTCACGTTCACGCCGCTGCACTACCTGCTGCCGGAGTCCAGCCGGTCCGGCGGCTCCGCCGAGGGTGCGCAGCTCACCCGTGAGGGCCTGGTCTTCAAGACCGAGGACCGGATCGCGCGGGCCAACATCGGCTGGCGCCAGGTGATGAGCCTGGCGTTCCGGCTCACCGGCGACGAGCAGCGCGCCGACCTCAAGGCGCTGGAGCCGATCTGGGCGCCCGCTGAGCGGCTCACGCTGTCCGAGCGCGCCGACGCGGCCAGCAAAGCAACCGACGTGCCGTGGCGCACGAAGATGACCGAGCTGTGGGGTTTCGACCCCGAGATCGTCGACCGGGCCGAGGGTGAGCGCGGCGCCGACGCGTTCTTCCAGCTCGCGCTCATGGCCGCTCAGCAGCCCGGCCAGATTCCCGGTCAACCGGCACGGCCCGTCGCCGGCGCCCCGTCCAGCGAAGGTGCCCAATGAGCACGACTGTCACCAGCACCCCCACCCAGGTCGACGCCGGTACCGCATATCGGGTCTCCGTCACCAATCGCAGCACGACGGTCGACATTCTCGTGGGCCCTGGCGACCTCCTGGTGCGCCCAGGTGGCCGCGTCGAGTTCTACACCGACGGAGCGCCGGTGTTCGCCCGCGCGGTGACTGGTGTGGCGACGGTCGACGTCGCGACGTTCGCGGCGCCCATCGTGCCGTCCCCGGGCGGTGGCGGCCTTACGCCGGTCACGGACTGGTTGCAGCAGAACGTGTCCCTGGACCTCTTGGCGCTTGGCGGTAGCGCCTACCCCGAGTGGGATGTTCTTCCTGACACGCTGCCGGGTGGATTTGCGATCGGAACCTTCACGAACGGGTCCATCTCGGGGTCGGACCCATCCGTCTATCTGATCGGCGAGGAAGGCGTGTACGCCTTCACCTGGTCGGCGCGCTTGCTGGTCACCGCAGGGTCCGGATCGAGCGCCCTCGGAAACCTCCAGGCATACCTCGCCTTTGACGACGACTCGAACGGGCCTGGTTCCGACCTGCTGAGCGGCGGATCGTTCTATGCCCCGGCCGACGCGCAGACGCGACTGTGGGCGAGCGGGGCATGTCCGGCGGTGTCGGTGCCCGCTGGAACCCACGTGCAGATGGCAGTGCGGGCCAGCTACATCGGGTCCGCCACGCAACTGCAGGTTGACCTGACGACGCTCGCCGTGACCCGCCTCGCCTGACCAGCCCGTTCCGACCAACCTGACCGACCGAAGGAGCGCCCCTCGTGGCGATCACTGCGTCTGACATCCTGTTCAAGCTGGCGACCACCGCGGGCTCGGCGGGCAACAGCGGCTCCGGCACGCCCGCTGGGTCGCTCGGCAAGTACATCTCCACGACCCAGGTCACCGACGCGACGCTGCACAACCTGTTCGACATCATCTCCGGCGACGAGAACGCGGCCAGCACGGTGGACTACCGATGCCTGTTCGTGCACAACTCGCACGCGACGCTGACCTGGTTCTCCGCCGTGGTGTGGCTGTCCTCGGAGACCGCTGGCGGCGCCTCGGCGGCTATCGGCGTCGACACGACCGCGGCTTCGGCGATCGGGTCGGCGTCGGCTCAGGCGCTCACGATCGCGAACGAGACCACGGCCCCGTCCGGGGTGTCGTTCTCCGCGCCGACCAGCAAGGCCACGGGCCTGTCGCTCGGTGACATCCCGGCGGGCCAGTGCCGGGCGATCTGGGTGCGGCGCACCGCCGCCAACACTGCCGCGCTGGACCTCGACGGCGTCGTGGTCTCGTTCGCAGGGGACACCTCGGCGTGAGCCTGAACTTCGCTACCAGCCTGGTCGCGACGGCGCCGAGCCCGGCGACGTCGGGGACGTCGCTGGTCGTGACGGCGTCGGATGGGTCGAAGTTCTACGTCGGGAAGGCGATCATCTGCCCGGCTGGGACGGCGCCGACGACCGCTAACGC